TAAAAAACGTAGCATCTGATTTTATTTTGGGTGTGACGCAGTGAGCTGAATCTAATATTACTATTTCCCTAAACCCATCTTGATCTAACGTTTTAGTAAGATTAGGGATTGTAGATACACCTCCATACAACACAGGCATTACTATGGGTTTTACATTACCATCAGAATAACGCTCACATCTTTGTCTACGTTTCCATCTATAATCATCTATATCAAATAACATATTGTCATCTACATCCACAAATATTAAATCGTGTCCGTGATGTTTAGCAGCCCATGCTACAGATGTAAAACCAAACGATGGAGTGTATACATCACACTTACCATATTTTTCTTTATAATAGGCAAATAAAATAAATGCTGCTGCGGAGGCAGAGTTAGTGGCAACATTATATTTATTACCACTATATTCCGCAAACTTCGATTCGAATACACCTACATTTGGTCCGAAACCCATATCTCCGCTTTCGATAACCTTAGCTATATCGTTTTGCGAGTAATATGGTGATATCTTTGTTTCAAATAACTTCATATATTAACATTTAAGTCCTTGATTGATTAGGGATACTAAACTTTCTTTATCATCTTTAACCCATAGCTCCGAGTTAAAGTGAGGCCCATCATATTTTGGAAACTCTTGATAATCATTGTTATCTGCATTACATGGTCTAACTTGTAGTAAGTTAATACCTGGTATTTTATATGTACGTGGTAATTCTGTTTTTTCAAGCATATCTTCGTGTAACTTTTCCCCTGGTCTTAAACCTGATATTGTGGTTTGAGGTTTCTTACCTGCTATAACACCTACAGCATCTATTAGTGATGGTAGTGTATATGAACTTATTTGTGGGATGAATACTTCACCACCCCATGCATGTTCCAAAGAATATAACACTGTGTCAACCGCATTATCTAATGTGAAGAAAAAACGAGTCATTTCAGTAGATGTGACTTGTATAGTTTTATCTTGATTTATTAAATCTAAAAATAAGGGGATGGCTGATCCTCTAGATGCTATTACATTACCATATCTAACTGATGCTAATACTGTCCCATCTTGTTTACTATTCTCAGATGTAAAAATACCTTCTGCTAATGATTTACCCTTACCATAGTTATTTACGGGTAGACACGCTTTATCTGTTGATACTAATATACACTTATCAGCTCCGATCTCTATTGCGGCTTTTGCTACGTTACGAGAGCCGTTAACGTTTGTTTTAGTAAACTCACTTTCGTTTGATTCACCATCATCAATACGTTTTAATGCGCCAGCATGTATAATATAATCTGGCTCCACCATAGTAAACACTTCTAGCATACGTTCATAATCACGTACACAACCAATATATGTTTTAATATTTGGAAACTCTTGACGTAAAAATGCTTGTTTACCCTCATCTCTAGAATAAACTGATATAATAGCACCTTCCTTAGTTAAACGTTTTATTAATGCCTTACCAAGTGAACCTGTTCCACCTGTTATTAAAAACTTTGTATTTTTATAACTCATTTTGTATATAGTTTATTATGCGTTTTGATGCTTGACCGTCATTATAATCATCGAATAATGTAAGTAATATTTCTGGGTTATCCAAGTTATCCCATACTTTGTTATTAGTTTTTTCGATTTTATCTCTAAAACTGTCTGGTAATAGTGCTTTGAGTTGACTATCGTTAGTAAACCCAAAACTATTCATCCACATCGATTTATTATTTTCTAAACCAGGCCCTCCTGTTTGAAATACACCTGAGAAATCTAAGTATTTTTCTGGTAGGCCTAAATCTAAACTATGGTCTATATATTTTTTACCTTTTAATAGTGTAGCGTGAACTATTGAACTTAAAACACCTACGTGTGTATCACATATCTCAAACATACCCCAAATATGTTTTTCATCTAATATTGGGAGTGTATTATCTAAAAAAAACTGTGGGTTGTATTCACTAGCAAACTTATTATCAAATGGTTCACCTGGGTATGGTTTATAAAAATACCTTTTAGATGTATCCTTAGTATATTGTTTAAATATATTATTTATTTTATCTCTATGCCCATTTACTAAACTAAATAGTAAAACGTTTTCCTTATCTTGAGGTGAGTTATATAGTTTTCGTAGTTGGTCTATTTGTTCTTGTGTTACGTTTGTGTTTAAATCGTATTTAGGATTACCTACAGGTACCATATTACCCTCAAAACCGGCTGTTTTTTGTTGTAATATACCATGTTTAGAACCCATAAAAAATACATCAATATCCTTAACGTATCTATTTCTAGAATATGTTTCTAATCTAGATTCAGCACCATTTAATATCCAAGCATTAGGTTCTACTAGTGCTACTTTACTTTTAAACTTAGTTTTAAACTCACTAATAATACCTGATTCTGGATCCCATCGTTCTCTATTTACAATAAGTAAATCTGGTTTGAAAGGTAAATCAACACCCAAACTATCACTATGTACTACTTTTTTACGATCAACGTTACATAGTATTTGATAGTGGTTTTGTTGGTATTTAGGATGTCTAAGTTGTGTAGAGTGAGTCACCATAGCAAATAAACGTATACCTTGTTTACCTGCCTCTTGAATAACACTATTAAGTGAACTTAACCCTTTAGCATCTGAAGCGAATATTACTACATTCATATTAGTTTGAAGAACCCGTATTAAATGACCCTGTTGTTAAAGATCCGGTTATAAAATCTTCAGCAGTACACCCTATAGATAAACTCCCTGCTATAACTGTAAGTGTTTTTAAAAATCCTAGTCTATTCATATTAAATCTTTTACTAATCTTGTAAATGTTGTGTTTTCGTTTTTTATTTTTTCGATTGTCATTTCATCTAGGTATTTTTTACCTGATGATTCCCATAAATGGTGTGAATATGCATTTGGGAAACTAATATCTTGTTCAAATAACATCTCAATATGATCTTGATGGTATAGGGGTAAGAAAAACGCATCGTGGTTTATAATAGTAATACCATGTTGCATCTGTTGAGATAGCCATCTTGGATAACTTACTGAGTGTGTACACCAAGTATCTGAACCTGGAGGACCACCACCAAACGTATCCTTAAATCCTGCTAACCACTGTTTAGCAAACTTAGAATCTTTAGCACCTAACATAGTAGCAGGACATAAACCCTCACACCCATCTACTCCTTGTTGACCCATAACAAACTCATTTTTTAATAGATCTGTAAGTGGTTTAACAAATATAACATCTGTGTCAGCATAGATACCACCTTCTTGTATTAATACTTGTAAACGTATTACATCACTTTTATGTGCTGGTTGTGTAATAGGTTTACCAAATATTTCAGTTGGTGCCTTAACTTTATTAACTGTAACTAGTGGTTTGGTTTTATCCCACCATTCACCATCTGGTTCTTCATCTAACCATATCTTTACAGAATCCGCCTTTGCTTTAACTAGGGCGGATTTGACTGCTAAGTAATGGTGTAGTTTCCAAGGACGTTCTTTTATGTATACAAAGTGTACTATATTTGGAATCATAGGGTATCGTAATAATCGTTTTGTTTTCGTTGACGTTTTATATCTTTTGGGTGGTATAAACAATAGTTTTCGGATTGAGGTAACATGGCATAGGTATTATAACCATCTAAACGTTCATGGACTTTATTTTTCCATACTATACTACTACTCTTTTTATAAATCCTCATTTGGGGGTCTGGAAAGTTAACCCATCCTTTATCATTTACTTTCCAATGCCATTTATTAATATCATCTTCGGTTAAACCCTCAACTGTATTAATACGAGGAACCCAATATACCTCGTTTTCATCGTTTGATTCTATTATAGATGGGATATTTGTTAATAGTGATTCATGAGGCATTTCATCAGCATCTATTTGGAATATATAATCTCCCTTACAATAATCAGTGAGTTTATTTTTCCACTCCGCAAAGTCATCATCGAAATACCCTCTCCAAAACTGGAAGTTTGGGTATTTACTAAACGTTGTTAAGTAATCTGCTACTCTTTGATCTCCATTCTTTTGGTCGAATAGAACTACTATCTCATCTTGTTCGCGTTTATTTTCCTTTAAAAACGGTATTAATCGTTGGATTTCATCGTATTCATTACATACGGTAACTGCTAGTGATAGTTTCATATAACGTTGTTTTTATTATGGTAATAGACCTATATAACTTAAAGCATCCATAAAATCACGTTCATCAAAATGTTTGATCGTTTTCATATCTGGTTTATGTGTTGCTCCTTTTAGTAGTTCCTTTTCTCCTTCATTTACTTCCTTTGCTAATACTCCAGCCCATTTCCAATTTGTTGTATCAGACCCATCAGCAAATACCATACCCTTTTCCATTATATTAATAGTATTGGGTAACCATATTAAATCAGTTTTAGGATCGGTCCATGCTAAATCTTTATATAACTCAGGAAGTGTTTGTAATTGTTCGTTATAAAATTCAGAACCTTCTTTCATCAAACTATTAGTCCAAAAACCACAAGATAAACTAAAAAAGTTAGTTATATCTTTTGTTACTTCTGTTTTATAACATAAATCCCCACCTGATTTAGGGCAATCTATTATTTTGTCAAAATCCATATTAATCTATTTTTTCTAAGGTTGGTAATTGTAATTTTACTTCTTCTGGTACTTTTACATACTTATCTAAATAAGTTCCTAATAATTCAGTCATCTTATCAAACGAGAAGTTAGTTCTACTATAGTGTCCTTGTTGTTTTCCTTTTACTACATAGTTTTTGTAGTTTTTAAACATATCCTTTAATACACTACCTATTATGTTAAGATCTGGTTTAAACCATTTAGATTCTTTTAATATCCACTTATTAGCAGCAGATTCGTGTACTTGTTCTAATTCACCACCTAATAAAAACGTTTTTTCAGGGTGTAGAAAATCAACTTGACCTGACCATCCTGATGCTATAATGGGTTTACCTATTGATGAAAACTCTAATAACGGTCTACCAAATCCTTCACCTTTAGTTAAACTAACCATAGCTTTAACTTTGGGGTGGTTGTATAGTTCGTTTATTTCTTGATCACTTAAATCACCATTCATAACATATATGTTAGGTAGATTTGATGAGTTTACTGTTTTTTTCAACGCGCTAATTCGTTTTAATAAAGCTTCTCTAGATACATATGAACTTGACCCAATAGATGCTTTAAGAATAAGTGCTGGTTTGTTCTTTTGGTTTTTAAACGTTTCTAAAAACGACTTAACTAATAAACCTACGTTTTTGCGATCATGACCATAACTCCCATTCATCCAATGACCTACAAATAGATAACAAAACGATTCTTTGATTTGGGATAGATCTAAACTTACTTCTTTAGATGAAAGTTTTTTATAGGTATCTAAGTTTAAACCTTCAAATAAAACCTCAACTGGTTTTTCTAATTTAATATGACCTACTGTCTTTTCTTTATCCTTTTTCTCAAACTGAGTTATTTCAAATACCTTTTTTGAATGTTGTGATGATACTAAATTCATATCCATTCTATTCATACCCTCAATCCAATCACCTGCACAAACTGTAGTTTCAATACCTGCTGTTACACCAATATTATATTTACCTACTGGTTGGAACTCATTTGGAATAGTTATTTGACTCCAAATATCGGGTTTACCTTGTAGTTTATTATCTGGTAATAGGTAATCTTTTAAAAACGCCCACTCTGGTTCGTTATCACAAAAACCCCAAGCCGTTTCACCCCATCTTTGTGACATCAGTTTAACGTCATATTTATCTAACTCTATAACTGATTTGATATAATCACGTGATCTAGCTCCATATCCTGAATAAGTATCATGTGGGGAACTGATTACATATGTTAATCTTTTACTCATAACTTAATATATTAATTTGTGATTTAAATGTCTTCCTGTAAATGTTGTTGCATTGGTTATATCAAACGCTTCTCTACCTTTCCAAGTATCGAATAATGTAGTAAATGCTTCTATAACACGTTCGGCCTGATGTTCAGTTGTAAACCCTGCTTCATCACTTTTAGCCCACTCCATTCCTTTTAACCCTTTTGCTTTACGTTCTATTGGATCCAAATCATATATTGTTCTGATTTGTTTAGCAGCGTCTTCAAACGAACATCTATCATCAAATATATAAGGTGTTGTTATAGAACCTTGTGCTGATCTAGATGTTGGGTAAACTGGGAATGCCCATTCACCATGTCTTTTATAAGTACCTCTATGGTTTGAAGGGAAATCAGCATCAAAATCAATCCATCTATCATACCCATCAGAAAATCTCATCTGATCTTGCATACCACCTGTTACGTTAGCAATAATAGGATTACCAACTAATAATGATTCAGTTAATGTTAAACCCCAACCTTCGTTTGATGTTAGTAATATTTGAGCATCAGCACAATTGTAAAGTAGGTTTAACTGGTCTTGTGGGTATTTTGTTGTAGAAAAAATGATATTATCCTTACAATCTTTACCAAATAGGTATTCAACAACCGCTTCTAAATCTGTACCATGTTCAGAACGTGGTTCAGTGTGTAAAATAAAATGACATTTTTCTGCTTTTTCTTTAGGTAGTCCATCTAAAAATACTCTAAATGCTAATAACGCATCAGGTATTTGTTTACGTCTAATATTACGTGAGTTAAAGAATAAAGTAAAATCAGATTTACGTCCTTTTAAGATATTCTTCTTAAAATTAACTAATTTTTCATCTTTAGGATCTACTGGGTGGAATAGTTTTGTATTTAACCCATGAGGTATGTAACGTAATATTTTATCCTTTGCTGTTTCCTCTAGTACTAGTTTATTAATATTAACTGTTTGCTTAGATATACCCATCATCAAATCACATGATTCATAAAATGGTCTATTAAACATAGGTGCTGGGTAATCATCCCAAATATTAAGGTATGTAATAGGACATTGTTTACGGATTTCGTTTTCCATCTTAAATACCCATTCAAAATAACGTGGATCAGTGATTAACATTAAGGCATCTGGTTTTTCGTTCCTTAATATTTCTCTTAATAATGATGGATCCCCATAACCATCTGTTGGAATAACATGGACATGACTATCTGATATATTAATTTCTTTGTTGATAGAATCAGATAAATCTAATCGTTTACCTTTTTCTGGGTGTTTAATAGCGCCTGCTAAGTTAACCCAATTAAAGTGGTGGGCAGTACCCATCACTATTTCTTTCGCTACTGTGGCAACACCACTATGAACTCTAATATCATCACAGATTAATAGAATCTTTTTACGTTGTGCCTTAGGAATATGTTTGTAACTGCTTATCATGAACTTTTATTTATTGTAATATAATAACTTTTTGTTGCTTACACACTATGGTTTGTAACTTTTCTTCTAAAATCTTCATCCTTCATATACAAATCGATTGCTCGTTCTGATAGTTTTTGGAATGAAAACTTACGTTTAATACATTCGATTTTAAATAAATCCCACAATTCAGGATCTATTTTTACACTAGTTAGTTTTTTCTTGTCATTTGTAGTCATAATATTTTATTTATTTAGTATATATTCTTATACATATGTCCAAAACTATAAAAATGCTCCAGCACCGCAAAGTTCCGCATCGTCTTTGAAAGGACAAAAACCACAGTTCCATTTTGAAGGGTTTTTATCAAACGATCGTTCTTTGTATTCACCTGTTGTAGTAAAACATTCGTTAATAAATTCGTTGATTGCTTTATGGGATCTTGATAGTTTTATTTTACCTGCTGCTGGTTTAAACGATTGAATTCGTTTTTGAGCGAAGTCTAGATTTTCGTACAACTTACGTTTAAGTATTAAGAACTCAATCTCAATATTTTCGATTGGGATGTTGTACTGTTTGGAGAAAAACTCTTTATATAACAATAGTTGGTATTGTTTTTCT